GACTCGGGCATGGCTGGTTCGATCATCATTCCTCCATGTAAAGAAAACGCCCGGCTGCCGGCTTCAACCGGAGCAGCCGGGCGAAAGAATTACGCTTCGTGCATTACGCAACGCCGACGGTCCAGGTACCAGTCATACCGACAACCACCCACTTGCTGGCATCGGACTGCAGGGTGACTATCTGCCCAGTCTTGTCAGTCTCTGCGGCGGTCAGCGTGTCGGCCACGATTGAAGTCAGGGCGACGATCGTGTTCGCGCTCGAGACTACGTGGGCCGCGTTTGTCAGGCACGCGACCGTGATTTTGGCGCCAAGGTTCCCCGCAGCAGGAGCCGGAAGAGTGATCGTCGTGGCGTTCGCCTGCGTGATCTGGATCATCGAATCGAAGTGCGATGCGTTCGCGGTCAGGGATTCGGTCGACTGAGTCGTTGCGGCCTTGCTGCTGAAGAAGCCATTCGCACTGGGAGTAATTTCCCCGGTGAAGTTGACGTCTACGGTATTCACTGCCGTGGTAGCAACGAACGTGGCGGCGTTGCAGTTCGTGAAGGTGCCGGTGGCCGAGTTCACGAATGTGGTGAAGGTGGCGTTAGCGGCGTTGCAGGCCCCCGTAGCCGTGAATGACGCGGCATTGACCGCACCCGTCGACGTTGTCGTTCCACTGGTGTTGATCGCGGCGTTGGAAGTAATTGCAACGCCAGCCAGGTCCAGTTTGTTGTTGCCTGCATCAAACGTGGCGATGGCAGTGGCAGTCGTGCCGTACCACTTCACGTCCATGGCCTTCGTGGTGTTGCCGAAAACGACCGAACCCTGGTCGTCGACTTGCGGAACGAAATTTAGGGCTTCGCCCGATTCCAGGTCGAATTCGTCACCAGTTACAAGCGCTTCGGTCAGGAGTCGCTGAATGTTGGATGCTCCGATGGTACACCTCTACTTTCGTTTTACAACGTGGTTGTTGGTCCCGGTCGGCACAGTGCCGCCGCACCTCTCGTGCGGTCCTCCGGGCAGGGGCGCCGCGTATACCGGCGGCGTGCGGTGTGCTACGTAGTTCACAGATGGGCAGAGATTTTCGTGGGTTGCCCACCCACGGCACACGGGAGCTACCCGTGTTACAAGTCGGGCACCTCCGGATCGAACGGAGCGCCTCCTGTTCCCAAAACAGGCGTGCGGCCATCTGCACCTCTGCCCGAAGGAGCTGGGGGCCGGGTTCGCGCCGGCAACTCTCCGCGTTTTAATCCGCCTGCCACTACCTTGGGCTACCCCAGCCGGTTATTTCAGCAATCGTTGAAAAGCTGAAATAAGGGCGCCCTTGTTATAGCGGCGCGCCACCCGCGTGCTCTTCTTCACGATCGCGGCATGCGGGCCGCGTCGCTTCCGGCTTTATTCCTAGCCGTCCTCGCCGTCGGCGTACTGAACCGCAGCGACGTAGTCGAGGCTGACCGTGGCCTCGGCGGCCGTGCCGACCTTGGTCAGCAGCATCGGGCTCAGCGACTCGCCCTCGGGGAAGGTTGCGGTATCCAAGAGGGTCGTGGTGACGTAGGTGCTCTGCTCCACGCCGTCGATGTAGAACGTGACCTTCTTGCTATCCACCACGTCGGGATCATAAACGAAGCCCAGCCGATACCATGTGTCGGCCACCATGGTGAGGGCGTTGGCCACCAAGATCTGCTTGGTCTGGCTGGCGCCCTGGTACACGATGTCAACGTGAGCGCCATCGTCGGCCAGTCGCGAAAAACCGATGTAGCCCTTGGTTGCGACCAGGTCACCGGTATCATCCGCGAGATCCGCATCGGCCAAGGGGCCCGTGCCGAGACCTACGAAGAAAGCCACGCCGTTATTTGCGATGCTGTTGCTCTGGACCCTGGCCTCGAACATGACCTTTCCAGTGTTCCCACTGCCATTGTCAATGCGGAAGTCACCCTTCCCGCCACCAAACTGGATGAAGCCCTGGTCATTATCGGCGTCGTTGCCAGCGACCACCAGCACGCCCAGTGCTTCTCCGAGGTCGGCAACCGTGTTGCCCTGGGCGATGGTCACGCCTGTGTTCTGGTAGGTCGTGTACCTGCCACCGCCGGCGGCCGATGCCTGCTCGCCAAGGCTGGCAAACGTGTCCCACACCACCATGCACTTGCCCATGTACTCATTCTGGACGTGCTTCGACAAATCGCCGAAGATGATGGGGCTGGGGCCGAGAGCAGGAGCGCCGAAATACCGAGTTACGTTGGACATGAAACACCTTTCTTTTGCCTTGCGGCATGAAGTACCCGTCAAGCCCCCTTGACGCTAGATTTACCGTCCCGTGGATGGGTCACTGGTTCTTCGCCAACAAGGCGAGAGAGATCGTTTGTTCGTTATCTACCAGCCGCGCGTATTCCGCTTTGGCTTAGGCGCCGCCGTGTCTAGTGCCTTCTCGACGGCCGAAACTCCAGTCACGTTCTTGATTCGCCCGAAGACGCTGCTTGCATCCTGGTGCGGCTGCACCTTAGGGGCCACTCGCTTGGGAGGCGTGTAGTCCACTCGGGCACTCCTAGCATCCACTCTGGGCGGCGAGACCTTCGGCATTGCTGCCACTGCTGTCCGCGCGACTCCGGACGTCACCGCCTGGCTGGCCTTCGCGAGGCCCTGCCCGGCCATGTAGCTGCCGGCGGCGGTGAGTTTTTGGCCAGTGCTCATTGGTCGTTTTGGCATTCAGGTCAATCCTTGTGCAGTTGCTTGGCCGAGATACTTGTCGAACACAGGGGCCAGATTGAGCGCGAGGATCTCCTCATACCAACCAATTAGGAGATTGCATTCAATGCACAGTATTCCACGAACTTCGCCGGTGTCGTGATCGTGGTCTACATGTACACTCCTCCCAAGCCCCGCCAAATCAGTGTGGCAAAGGGCACATTTGTGCCCCTGCCCGGCCTTCAGTTCTTCATACTCATCGCGAGTGATTCCGTATCTTCGCTCGAGCACCCGGTCGTTATTCTTGCGATTACACTCATTGCATCGCTGGACATCCCTGCGTTCCTTCTCGCCGCCACAAGTGACGCACAGGCCCGCCGCCTCTCGGCGGGCTCTGTGTTGTCGCATGTATTCAGCAGCGTCGTACATCAGCGTCCTTGCTGGCCATTAACCGGTCGTCAAAACGGCATTCCGCCTACGATCGATATTGATGAAATTATAGGTAAGATCGACAAAGACGTTCCAGACGTTATGCTGGTTTGGCGATCGCATCGCTTCGCTCTCGCGAAGATAATCGCCCTTCAGGACGACTGGGTAAAAAGTCGTGTGGTCGATCATGTACACGGGATTGTCCGTGCGGCTGTCCAACTGGGCCACCCATACGATCGGGTGCTTGCGGAACGTCATCGTGCCGTCCATTGCAGCGATGTCGCGGCCGAGGTTCTCGTTCTGGCCTTCACCCAGGCTCTCGATGTCCTGGACCACTGACTCGTTCGTATACAGCCGGCGATTCTCGCCCTTGCTTCCACGGTAGTCCTCGATCGTGATCGGACTCTTGAAGCCGATCTTGCGATGGGCCGTTCGCAGCTTCGCGATCAGGTCGCTCTTGGTCACGCTCGTGTACTGAGCTGTGTAGTTCTTGAAGTTGGGGGCCGTGGTCAAATTCACGCCTCCAACCGTCGTGTGACCGCTCGGGGCCCCGCCATTGAATCCAGTCGTCGCGTTTTCAACGACCCAATACTGGATGCCGTAGGGGTAATTCGTGTCGGCGCTGCTCGGCGCGTCGCCCCACGCCCTCGTCTCCAGCTCCTCGACCAGGCTCAGCAGAGCGTCGGCTCGCTTCGGCTTGATCACATTCAGAACCAGGGCCTTGCCCGAGTTCATGAGGATGTCTGTCTGGTAGATCAGGCTCCACTTGGTCTGGGCATGAACCCAGTCAACCTGCAATTGGGTCAGAACGTCCGCGATGTTGGGCTGATCGACGTCCAGCAAACCAACGTGCCCCGCCTGGTTGGACAGCTTGTACATGAGGGTCTTTTGGATCCCGATGCCGCCGTCAAAGGCGATTCGGTCCCGCTTGAACCACTTGGGGAATACTTCGTAGTCCTGCAAATTCTGGGCGATTTGCTGGAATTTGGCCGGACCCAGGTCGCGAAGGGTGGTTGCGACGAGGTCGGCAATGTCGTTGGCATGCAACGAGGCCATGGGTAATACTCCGATGTCTTGGGTGTTTCAGATCCGATCGAAAAACGCGCCCATCAAGACGTCGGCCGACCATCGCCAGAGTGGCGGAACACGAGCCGGAAATTTGGGCTTCTATTAGATTGTTGACTCAGACCGGCGGGGGTGGCCGTTCGTTTAGCCCGAGTACTCGACGTCGTTGTACGTCGCGTCGTCCATGAAGATGGCGTTTAATCGCCGCAGTGCGCTGCGACCGTACACGTTCGTCGACAGGTCGCCGTTATATCCCAGGTTATGGGGAGACCGATATTGATCCCGCGAGATCGCGCCCGCTAGCTTTTGAAGAAATCGCTCGTACATCGCGCCCTGCTGCCGAGTGGCGAATGTCTCGGCTGCGGCTAGGCATGACGCCATGATCACCGGCCCGAACGCCTGACCGCCCAGCGGGTACGGGGCATCGTCCGTCAGCCGGCGCGCTCGGGCCTGGTACTCAAGAGCCAGCTTGTAGGCCCCGTCTGGAGTTGGGTGCAGGACCAGGATTGATCGCTGTGGGGAGTCGCCGGCCGAGTCATCGGGCTCTATGGCTGCATGGGTCGGGAAGGAGGTGAAATCGGTTTGTGATTCCAGATTACGCAACCGCGAGGCACTCGTGAACTCGACTGAGGGATAGTGGTTGTCGGTCTCGAGGAAGGCGATCCTGTCGTGGGGTCGCTCGAAATCGTCGGGCAGCTGGTAGCGCCGCTGGTCGGCCACGGTGGAGAATTGGAGCGTCGGCCGCATGAAGGTCCACTCGTGGACAGTGATGGAGTTCGGAAGAGTCGGGGGGAAATACGCTTGTCGCACCCCCTCGTCAATGACATCCTGCACCTCCTCCGCCATCTCGTCGTCCCACTCCTCGTGGGAGTAGCCGTGGCCTAGAAACCGGCCGACCTGCCGCCGAATGGCGTGGAAGTCTAGCTCCAGGCTGTCTGATCGGTTGTTGATAGGGTATGGCATTTCAGTGACCTAATTCATCTATCTCCAAAGGGATCGCCTTAAGAGCATCATGTATTTCTTGCGCAAGGCCCCAGACCCACTCCACAGCAGAGACGCAGGCTTTCCGCTGATTGTAAATACGCCGGACGCTAGACTGATCTTTCGGCCGAATTCTGGATTGATATCTGACCCGGTGATCACGAACGCTTCTGTTTCGGCGGCGATTCTCCTGCCGAATAACGCATTTATGTCAGACCCGGTCAGGACCATCGCTCCGCTTGCGGCGGAGACTAAGCGACCAAATTTCAGTGAAGCATCTGTTCCGGCTATCGAATACGAGCCGGCGCCCGCAACGATCGTGAATCCGCCAGTGACAACATTGGGTCGCGATGCCCTCCGTCGCGGCAGGATGATGCCCGTCGGGTTCGAGTAGATGTCCCAGACTTCGCTGTCCGTGAGAACGATGTCGCAGATGCGCACGTCGGCAATTTGGCCTGGAAAATAACTTGGCGAGTTAGATTGCAAAACTACGGCGCCAATTCGCGTATCAGCAATGTTAGAATTGAGATTGCCAGACGGAGTACCAGAACTTGAAACGTCTGTCAAAACAACCGGTATGCCATCGCGATACGCGCCGATCGTAGTGCCATCCCATGTCATAACCCAGTTATGCCACTTACCGTCATCTACCGCGATGCCATCCAAGACAACGGATTTAAAGTTGGTGCCGTCAGAACTAACGGCAAATTGACAAAAATTGCTTGTGGTAGAACCAGGACCAATAAACCATGACCGTCTATTGGTTGAATTGTCATACTTCCCCCCAAACATATACCTAGTAGTAAATGCTATTGACGGCATGTTCACCCAGAAGGATGCTGTCAATAGCCCAACATTCAATGCTCCAAGGCTCACGAAGTCATTCGACCCGTCAAAATCCAGCGCCATCCCATGGTGGCCCCAGACCCAATCCGTTGGCGGGTCCATGTTGGTCAGCAGGCCATGATTCCCGTACGACGACGAGTCGTGACAGCGCGTCGAGCCGGGGTGCTGGCCAGCAAACCAGAACACCAGGCCACTGCCTTGACCGTCATGATCAATATCGTCGACATCGAAGTCCGCAGGAAATTGAAGTGAACATTCCATGATTACGATGCCGCTACGTCATCAACATTCGGTATCAACGCAATGAACATCTCAACGGCATCACCCTCAAATGCCTGTCCGCCTTTATTTTTCACAACAGGCTGACCGTATCTGGTCGGAGGGAAGAACCTGGCACGAAGCGTTGCTACCTGATACGTCGGCGCGACATCAGCGGTCAACGCAAGGAATCCCATTGGAATTAATTGCCTCTTGAACTCATCTATGTCGGCCTCCGCACCACCGCCCGGTGCCCACGCCGCGTCCGCACCAGTTACCGATGCACCTCCATCGTTTCCAGTGCCGGCTGTTCCAGAGAAGGACGACGACCAGTAGAATTCTATCACTGTCCCGGCGACTGGCGCCACATCCATCTCGATACATACCTTCACGGCGTAACTCGCCGCGCGATTTGCACTCAAATCGGCCTTTGCACCCTGTCGAGCAGCGCCATTTGCAATGCTCGTCAGGTCTATCTGGTGCGTGCGGGTAATCCCGCTGTTAGTACTGCTATAGTCTGTGGTGTCCGACCAGCAAACTGGCGTACCCATTTCAACTGTTACGTCTGCCATTATTCTATAACTCCACCACCAACCAATGCGTCAACCGCCGTGTTTACCTGAGTTTGAATATCTACATCTGATGCGTTACTGATTTGCACTGCAGTTAATGACCTGTTCGCTGCAAGAATATAATTCAGCAGAAAATCTGCTTCCGTCAGCGGCCTCTCCAAGGTGTTCCTGGACCACGTCAATTGATTAGACGTTGGTGTCGCGCCAACAATAAACGCTTGCGCCTTGACAACTGCGGCAACTGCAATCTTGTTTCTCAAGACAGTACTTGCGCTGAGTGTGAATAGTTCGTCGTATGTCGCCACAGTGAATACCCTGCCGTTATCGACGGCTCAAAAAAGTTCCAGGTTCCGCTTTCACCCAATAGTGCTTTTTCCCGCAAACAATACAAGTCCCAATGGCTTTTCCGTATCCAGTGCTCTCAACCGCCATGTTTCCCAAGTCCTTACAGCAGTCACTGGTGTGCTTCTGCTGTCGAAGCGAAATCATCCATCGCAATACTGACGTGACATCCATGTGCTAACGTCCTATGACGTAATTAACGACTCGTTTAATGAAAGGCTTCTTGGCTTTTGCCAAATCATCTCTCGTTTTCCGCGCCTCTGATAATACGGACCACAACTCATCCACAATCCTGTCTGGGTATCTGGGAGGTGCGAATGACCCGACCTGGATCTCTTTTTCGACATGCACGTCTCCTACTGTAACTGAAATCACGTGCGTCTCAGCACCCAACGGAGGCTGGTCGATTGAAAATCTCTCGTCCATGGAAAGAGACGAAACTACCTCATCATACAACATACAAAGTCCTTTACTTATGCAAGTGTGAGAACGCTTGCCCCAAAATCAACTGTAAACGTCTCTCCAGTATTGACTGTTATTGAGCTACCGTAATCCCACCACGAAACCAACGGGTCCAGGGGGCTTGCCGGAGTGTCGTTATACAGAACAATGTATCGCAGCGGCCCAAAAGACCCGCCACTGGCGGTCCAAACAACATCGGTGCCAACCAACGTAGATGTTCCCGCCGCTTCCGACCAGTCATTCTGGATATCAGTGCCACCGGATGGATAGCCATTTTCAACAGTAATCTCAGCCAAGTCACTCTTTATGGTGTCGGCTGCCGCATCCGGTGCGGTGTTGCTGGCGTACACTTTTAATGTGTGACCGGCAGCGTGCAGTTGATGAACGCCCTTGCCAAGCTGCTCTGAGAAATCCTGAAACTTGTTGAATGTTGCCATGTGTGCTACCTATACTGAACAGTCAATTGTTTTCCCGCGACTCCGTCCGCTAAAGTGATAGTTGTTTCCGTGCCAACCGGAGTCGTCATCCCTCTCTCAGAGAAAAAGGTGCCTCCAGGCCCCCCGTCAATGATGTCGATTTTCGCCAGGGCTGTGTTATTCGTTGAATCAGTGATCGTGAGGCTTCCGCTCGTTGGGGTAGCATCATAAGACCACAAGATCCAATCAATCACATTGTAATTTTGCGACACAGCGTTTAGCACTATCACTGCAGCATTGCCGCTAGCGGTGGTGTTGTATGCGGTTGCCTGCTTGGCAACGGTATCAGGCATCGAGAACATGTATTACACCCAGTCTTTTTCGCTAGAAGGTGTTGTAATCGAAATCGTCGTGGACCACGGGCATTCCCTTGGACTGCAAGAAGTTGTTGGCATTCTGTACCGCCCGGTCCTCCGGCGTCATCTTGGACGACCGACGCTGCGTCGGCCGGACGGTTAGCAGTTTTTGCCTCTGGCCAACCTGATCCAGGACCTCCCGACGTACTACATCCGCTCCGGCACTGGGGAATGCTAGCGACAGCGAACGCGACAGCAGCTCCTTCGTCGACAGTTCGGGCTGCCCGTGCGCCCGTCGTCCGGCGGCGTATTGCGCTGCCGTATTGTCCAGATGCGCGCGGTTTCGCATGAACACGCTATTGGGGTTCATGTCGCGGTACGTACCCTTGCCCAAGAAAGACTGGTACTCATCGCCCAGCTCGTTCACGAACCCGTCGAATTGATCGACATACGCCTTCCGCTGGGACTCCATGCGGTCCTGCAAGACAAGCTGCATTGCCTGCTGCTGCTGCTGCAGTAAAGCATCTCTCTTGGCCAACTCAGACCGATGCCGCTGATCAAGGGCATTGACCAGGGCCTTGGTGTCCGCGTCCCAGTCCTCGGCGTCGCTCGGTGGCGGAAGCTCGAATGGCTCCCACTCCTCCGGCGGCGTGACTTGCTGAGTCTGCTGCTGGGGCTGCTGGGTCTGGAACTGCACCGGCTGCGGAGCGACAGGAGCGGCCAACTGTTGGCCAGCTTGGAGATACCGCTGGTCCAGCATCCGCACGGCGGATGTCAAGGCCTCGGGAGTTCCGAAGCTGGCTGTCGCCTCTTCCTCTGTCAGGCCTGCAGCGTTAAGCAGCTCGGATGAGAAGGCGGATTCCGCCTCAACTTCTCCAGCCGGCGCTTCTGCCACAGGCTCATCCTGCGGCGAATCAACGCCATCGGTGTAGTCATCTGGGTCAACGCCCAAGACTTCGCCAAGGCTTTCGGCGAGTGCTGGGCTGATGCTGTCGGTCGGGTGATCCTGTGCAATGTGCGTCATGCTCTTCTCCTGTTAATCCTCGATGATGCTGCGAATGCGCTCTCGCGCAGCCGCCTGTGCCCTGGCCTGCTCTCGGCCCGTGCGGATTACGCTGCCGTCTTCTCGGCGCACGCCGTAACCATCGCGGCCATCCCACATGCCGCTGATCTTCGCTACTTCCAGAAACTGTCGCTCACTCCCAACCACTAGCTGGCCATCGCTGTTGTAGCTTGCAGTGCAACCGTGTGCGCGAAGATGCTCGGTTGCCTCCTTACGCTGCGACGGATGCACCCCCAGTGCGTCGCTGGTATATTCTCGAAAACGATATTCTCGGGCCGTTGAGGCTGCTGGTTTCGCCGGCGGCGTTGTTAGCTGCCGATGCAGCTCGGCCCTGACTGCGTCTGTCAATTCCATTCCAAGGTTCTCCATAGCGATCAATGATTTCCCTGGCATACGTCAGGAGATCTGCGGGGCGTTGGCCACTGGGTTGGGTCGTCACCCAGAGTTCAAGGTTTTCAAGACGATTGTCAGAGCGGTTGCCATTTTTGTGATGTATGTTTTCACCTGACAACAACGGCCTGCCAAGTAGTTGCTCCATTACTAGAATATGCTCAGGCACATACCCATTACTATAAGCTCTGTGATGTTCCGGCATCCTGATGTGAATATATCCATTACCAGTAATTCGCCGCCCGCCTTTCCAGGAGCCTTTTAATGGTCCCGTTTCTTTCCTGGAGCATCCACAGCCGATGATATCCTTACTTCTTAAACTGCTACCACGGACAATAGTTTCAGAACCACAGTCACATTTGCAAAGCCATAGGGCCTGCCCATTTTTGGTGATTCCGTTCCTTTTTAGCACAACCAGTTTGCCGTATCTCTCCCCAGTCTCGTCCTTGCACTGCCCCATTCCTTAAGACTCCTTGGCTTCACTCATCATGGCCTTCATCAACCCTGACTCCATTGCACTCGACGCTTTATTGCCGCTCACATTTTTGCGAACGTAATTACGAGTGGTTGTTGGCGACTGCAACGGCCTTCGGCCTGGAGTCACTTGTTGGCCAGCCAGCCCAGGTTGATGCTGCATCTGCACCTCGGAGGAAATGAGATCGTTCAGCTCCGGCATGTCTCCGTACTTAGCCACGAGCTCGACGAACTTCTTCAGATTAATCTGCATGCCCCACTCACCCATCTGGGGACTTAGGGGCAAAAGAACTTGTGTGACGATTTGTAAAATTGAGTTCAGTCTCTGCTGTGGACCTTTCGCCTGAAGGCTATAAGGCTCAACAAGAAAGACATATGCAAAGAAATCTTCCTTTCGTCTCTCTGCACTCCACTTGAATGGAATCGAGCCATAGCCCGTGATGTCCTTAGACAGAGCAAGTTCTACGAATGGATCACTGTAAAGATACCAGCATAGGTCAGTGACCACTTCACGAGTGAACTCAGTGGTTTTCGTTTGCAAATCCAAGAGCATTTGACTCGAGGACTGCACGAGCAATTGCTCCTGCCCCAGCGTGTCCCCCTGCTGGCTCAGGCCGCCCATGGCATCTAGGTTCCCGGCCATGTACGAGAACAGTTCTTTTAGGTACGCTACGAACTGCATGTTGGCCGGATCGATCTTGCCATAGTTCATCTCCTTCACACTATCGACATGATCTGTAATGATGATCTCGCCATCCTGAGCGTCCTTGATCCTAGATGCGGCCCCGCTGGCCTCCGCTGCCCCACTCGCTGCCGTAATCGTCTTCTGCCTCTTGGCCTGTCTTCCTAGCTTGTTGAACAATGTCGAATAGAGGTCCTGGAGTTCAACGAGCTGCTGGACCGGACCAGAAGGAGTTGCGTTGCCGGGGATCGTAGAGAAGGCCAGGACATGGAATGGCCCTCTTTCCGGGCCCTCCCAATCACGTACCTCCAGCGGACCAAGCCCCTGCTGGAATGGCAATGTCACCAGCAGCTTATCTCCTGGGAGCCACAGGTCCCACAGCTCCACGTACCGCCGGTACTCAGTCTTCGTGATTGAATTTCCGCTGGACAGGTCACTCGTCCGATCATTGCCCTCGCCAAGGCCAATGCCATCCGGCATC